TATATTAGGAAAAATATATCAAATTGAATGGTAGTTAAAATTTCTCGTGCATTTAAGGACATTAGTTTGTCATTTAACCGTCATCCTGTCACAAATGATGTGACTGTGTTGAGAAATGAGGATGCAATTAAGAAATCAGTAGTTAATTTATGCCGAACACGTATAAATGAGAGATTTTTTAATGACTTATTGGGTACATCAATCGAGGATTCTCTATTTGAAACAAATTTAAACGATATTTCTTCATTTATTCAGAGAGAAATTGAGACTTTAATCAAAAATTTTGAACCAAGAGTATTATTGAAAAACGTTATTGTTGAATCTTTAATAGATTCCTATGAATTACAGATAAGAATTGAGTATGAAATTGTAGGACTACCATTTCCGACACAAAATATCGAATTTTTACTTCAACCGACTAGAATATAATGCCATTTTCACAGTTTACTAATCTTGATTTTAATAGTTTAAGAAATCAAATTAAAGATTATCTAAGATCAAATTCAAATTTTACTGATTTTGACTTTGAAGGATCTAATTTTTCGATTTTAATAGACACTTTAGCTTATAATTCATATATTAATGCTTATAATACAAGCATGGCTGTCAATGAATCTTTTATTGATAGTGCTACTGTACGTGAAAATGTCGTTTCTTTAGCAAGAAATATTGGTTATGTACCAAGATCAAGTAAATCTGCAACTGCAATTATTAGTTTTAGTGTCAATACAACCGCAAGCAGTGTTATCCTAAACAAAGGAGTAGTTGCATTGGGTGCAGTTCAAGGTGGAAATTATGTATTTTCCATACCTGATGATATTACAGGAACTACAAATAGTAATGGAGTTGCTATTTTTGAAAATATTCCCATTTATGAAGGAAATTTTCTAACAAAAACTTTTGCAGATATTGATAATTCTCAACAGCAAAAATTTATTTTACCAAATTCAAATATTGACACGTCTTCAATTCGTGTAGAGGTTAAAAATAATATCATATATAATGATCCTATTACTCAAACCCCTAAAAATCAACAAGTAACAGAAAAATACAATGCATATACAAATATTTTTGATGTTAATTCTGAATCAAGATTATTTTTAGTTCAAGAAATTAATGATGAAAAATATCAGGTTCTTTTCGGAGATGGCGTTTTAGGAAAAAAACCACCCAATAAATCAGATATTACAATCACTTACATAACCACGAATGGAGAAAATGGAAATGGTGCTGCAAATTTCACTTTTGCTGGAAAACTAACAGATAGTAATGGTTCTGCTATTACAAGTGGTATATCGCTTCTATCGACCATACAGAGGTCTGAAAACGGTGATTCGATAGAATCTATAGATAACGTTAAATACCTTGCTCCAAGAGTCTATGCATCACAATATAGAGCAGTTACACCAAATGACTATCAAAGTTTGATACCGTTTTTATATCCAAATATAGATTCTGTTTCTGCTTATGGTGGAGAAGAACTTGATCCACCAGAATATGGAAAAGTTTTTATCACTGTAAAACCAAAATATGGTGAATTTATATCTGATATCACTAAAGATTTAATTAAGAATGACTTAAAAAAATATACGGTAGCTGGAATTAAACAAGAATTTCTTGATTTAAAATATCTGTATGTTGAATTTAACTCAACCGTTTCATATGATTCTGGATTTGTTGATGATAAATTAAATTTGCAATCCAGAATAATAGCAGAAATTGAAAATTACGCAAAATCAGCTGATATCAATTCTTTTGGTGGAAGATTAAAATATAGTAAATTATTGTCTCAAATTGATAAAGTTGATACTGGAATTACCTCAAATATCACTACCCTTGTAATGAGAAGAAATTTAGTCCCTTTAATTAATCAAATTGCAACTTATGAAATTTGTTATGGAAATAGATTTCACATGGATTTGGAGGGATTTAATATTCGTTCCTCTGCATTCAGAATTGATGGAGTTGATGGAGATCTATATTTAACAGATTTACCAAATAATGACCAATCGACAGGAGTTATCAAATTTTTCACATTTATTGATGGGGTCATAAAATATGTTAATAATAATGCAGGCACCGTTGATTACATTAAGGGTGAAGTAATATTATTTCCACTAACACTTACATCGACAACTCTTTCAAATAGAATTGAAATTGAAATTACCCCAGAATCTAATGATATTGTTGCAAAAGAGAATCTTTATATTGTGCTAGATACTACAGGAAATAGTAAATTAACTTTACTGGAAGATGTTCTTGTTTCTGGATCAAATATATCAGGAACTAATTATATGCCACCATCCAGTTTTATTAGTAACAAAAAATATACAAGATAACAGATGTCTGATAAAAAAGTAAAAATTTCGAATATTTTAGGTAGTCAAATACCAGATTTTATACAGGCTGATAATCCCCTTTTTATGGAATTTTTGACTCAATACTATGAGTCAGAGGAGCGTGAATACGGAACAACTTACATATCTGATAATATTCAATCTTTTAAAAATATATCAACTCTTTCTGATATTTCTTTAGTCAAAAAACAAACAGTTAATGCACCAGAAACTTTAAGTCCAGAATCACCAATTAAATTATCATCTTCAATATACGCATACGATGATATAATTAATGTAAATGAAACAACAGGATTTCCAGATAGGTATGGTTTATTAAAAATTGATGAAGAAATTATAACATATACTGGGAAAACTGCAACTTCATTTACAGGATGCATTCGTGGGTTTAGTGGTATATCTGAAATTGAAAGTCCTGGTAATCCTGAATTTTTAACGTTTAGCAATACAAATGCTTCTACTCATGCAGAAAGTTCGATAGTAATAAATTTAAGTTTTATTTTTCTAAATCAATTTTTCAAAAAATTTAGATATCACTTTTTGCCTGGTTTAGAGGGAAGAAGTTTTGATTATGGGTTAAATGTAGAAAATATTTTGTCAAGAGCAAGAGATTTTTACGTTTCAAAAGGAACAGATACATCATTAAAAATACTTTTTCAAGTTTTATTTGGAGAAGAAGTTGATATTATAAAACCCTTTGATCAAACGATAATACCTTCGGAAGCTGAATGGAGTACAACTGACGACATTGTGGTTGAATCTCTCTCTGGAGATCCTTTAAATTTAATTGG